CTTTTGTATATTATATCTTATATGATAGGTTTCCAGCACTTCTCTTAGTCGCGTAATAGGTTGGCTGCCTGAGTCAAATCCAATATAAGTGAATAAGTTACCTACGCCACCTAAAGTTCCGCTGATGTTTGGAGAGCGCGAGCCGCCTTCTATTTCTTTGGTGACCGTGTGGCCATTAAAGTCGCTTAAAAATTGGTGATATATTTCTTCAAATTCTCGCTGCAATTGTTTTTTAAGATAGGCTGTAAAGGGCCGATCACGAACCACTTGTTGTGTTATTGAGTTTACTTCTTTATTGGAGAGACGCAGGGGCATTAGTTCATTTTCTTTAACATTACAGTATAAAATTTAGTATCAAAAAGGCCGTGGCCCCTGAAATCACTATAGATAGAAAAGCGTTGGTTATCGAACTCTACTCGCTTGGCATCTGAAACCGTAGAATAATCAGAAGCCTTAATTTTCATTCTTACGAGCCCTTCAGGGATATAAACTTTAAGCTGATTAGGGGATTTTGAGGACGTGAAATAGTCGTCGTTCATTTGGGCTCCATATTGGATACGCGCCGCGACTGTACTGCTTTGCTCGCTGTAGGTAATAGAAGTCGTAGCTCCAGCATTTCCATAAATGGAATTAAAATCAGCATTAGCACTGGAAACTGTCTCAATAGGGTCTTTTATGATGGTGACATCTCGAGAAAAGGTGTCCGCTTGGTCATCCATTACGCTATGTAATGCCGCTTTATCGCTATTTGAGATTAAACTAGCCATGGCCATATTATACACTTTTTAAAAAACCTTTGGAAAAAAAGTGTAAATTTAATATTATTTTTAAGTATTCATGTTAAAAGAAATATACTCCTTTACTGTCGAAGATACCCAAGAAGTTGAAGAAAAAACTAAAGAAAAGCGCAAAAACAAAGAGGGGGTCCAAGAAGAGGTCGAAATTAGCAAAAAAGTAAAGAAAAAAATTCCTTATACTATTATCGTCAAAAATCCTAATCGACGAGAGCTGGAAGAGGCAGATATGGAATACTCCATTGAAATGAGCCGTTGTATCAAAAAGGGTATTCTAACTAAGGCCATGTTAGCAAAAAAATATTCTGATACCGGTGGGTTGTTGAGTGAAAATGATGCGACTAAATTGGTGGACTTGTACGGTGAGCTTAGTGACCTTGAGGGAGAGTATACCAAAAAAACATTAGCGAACCGCAATATTAAGAAATTACCCAAAAAAAAGCAGGAAGAGTTAACTCGCCTTAGTGGAAAATTAGCTTTAGTAAGGCGGGACATTGTTAACTTAGAATCAGCCTATCAGAGTCTATTTAACCATACGGCAGACACTAAAGCCCAAAATCGTATTGTTTTGTGGTATCTTACTCATCTTTCCTACTATACCTGTGAAAAATTAGAGGTTAAGGAGCCGACGCCACTTTTCGAGGGAGAGGATTTCGGGATGAAGGCGGATGCGTATTACGCAAAAGATGAGGCTCAGGACTCTTTATTTCAAGCGGCTGCTGGAAAATTAACCTCCTTGGTAAGTTATTGGTATTTTAGTCACGATCCGCAAAAAGAAGATTATGATAAAATTATAAATGACATCGACTCCTCCAGCTGATGTTAATTTTCGTGGACTTTTTAGGGATGTAGCTTACGGTTGGTCTCAGTTTCCCCATAGCGGTACTACGGCGTATTTAAAGCATTTATCTGTTTTTGATCAGGTCAACATCGAAGAAGTTCGATCTGATTTTTACAGAAAAGCTAAAGGGCGCGGCCTTCCCACTAGCGAAGAATCTTTAAAAAGGCTGGATGACGAAGGACTGTGGACTTCCGTTGATGAGGGAAAAATTAAAGAGCAAGAAGTTTATCTTAAAGCGGCCGCGGACACCAAAAAACAATTATACCTCAAACATGATATAGATCGACAGAACACCGACATAGCGGCGGCCCACGAAACTTTAAATGAATTATTAGCAACAAAAGACTCGTTACTTGGCCAAACCTGTGAACGATATTCTGATCAGCGTGTGTCAGATCATTACGTTGTTCGCTCTTTATATAAGGACCCATCCTTAACAATGGCTTTTTATACTTCAAAAGAGATAGACGAGATGTCTCGAAAAGATATGGGGACTACGGTAAAAGTATATAATGATATTTATCAAAAGTTTACCGACGTTAATATTCAAAAAATTATTTTACAAGATTTCTACCAGCCCTACATTCCTTTTTGTGAAAATGTCAGCAATATCTTCCCAAAGCCCCTGCTTGAGCTTTCTATCAATCAGGTGAAATTGGTGATTTATAGCCGGATGTTCAAAAATATCTTTGAAAATTATAGTAAAATACCGGATAAGATTAAAGATGACCCTGAAAAAATCATAGACTATGTTAATGCACAAGAAAAAGCAAAAGACAAATTAGAGCAAATGGACAAGGAGGGGGCTTCCACTATCATAGGAGCTAAGAACGAAGATTACGAATACTTAGGCATTAAGCAAAGCTCAGAAAATTCACTCTCAGCCAAATTAAGAGAAAAAGGTGGCAAAATGGACATGAAAGATTTAATGCACGCATTAAAGGCTTAAAAAAAGTGTATAAATTATGTTAGAATCATGTCTATCCGATTAAATGCAGGTATTGACCATAGGGCTTTTGTAAAAGATGTAGAGAAGGGCATGCGCATGGCTAATAAGGCGCTGTCTAAACGAGCCAATACGGTAAAATTAAAACTTGATGACAAGGGTTTTCGCCAGCCCTTGGGTAGAATTACCGGCGATTTAAATCAATTTGATTCGGCTTTGGCTGCTTCAAATGCCCGTGTTATTGCGTTTGGCGCATCAACAGCAGTTATCGGTGGAATCTCCAAAGCTTTTAAGGAATTAGCCGCTAGTACCATTGAGGTGCAAAAAGCTTTTAAGGATATTAATCGTATCCTAGATATGAGCAATCAAGGCTTTGAAAAATTTGGAAATCAACTTTTTGATATTGCGAAAAAAAATGCAACGGCTTTTGAGGATGTCACTAAAGGCGCGCTTGAGTTTGCTCGTCAAGGTTTAAAGACAGAAGAAACTTTAAAAAGAACGGCAGATGCTATGACGTTGGTTCGCTTAACGGGAATTAATGCTGACAAAGCCGTGAGCTCTTTAACAGCAACCGTTAATGCATTTGACAGCGCAATGGTTACCACTAGCAGTTCGTTAAATAAATTCGTAGCGGTGGAAACTAAGTTCGCTGTGGGTGCGCGAGATTTGGTAGAAGCTATTGGCCGTGTGGGTTCTTCAGCTAAAGACGCTAAGGTGGGCTTTGACGAATTAAATGCAATGGTGACGTCTGTTCAGCAAACTACTGGTCGAGGCGGTGCAGTTATTGGCAACGCCATGAAAACTATTTTTACGCGTTTGCAACGTCAAAGTACCCTAACAGCTTTAGAGTCTTACAATATCGCAGTGAGGGATATTGAAGGTAATACTTTGCCTGCTATAAGAATTTTGGATAATTTTGCTAAGACGTACCAAACCCTCGCGGATGGCAGTCAGGCTTACTTACGTGAGCAGGTAGCCGGCGTTTTCCAAGCTAATATTTTGTCAGCTATAATGAGGGACTTAAACAAAGAGCAGTCCACTTTTAGTTCAGCTTTAAAGGTATCTAAGAATGCTACCAATGAGGCAGCACAAGCCACTAAACTGTTGAATCAAAGCTTATCCGCCTTAGCTTCTCAGACCGCTACTGAATTTAAACGTTTGCAAGAGAATATAGGTAAACAAACTTTTGAGCCAATCGCCCGGGCCATATTAGACCCGTTAAAAGCTGCACTAGAAGGAATAAATGAGTTGATAGATGGAGAAGGGACTGGGTCTGAGATAGCCAACGGAATACTCAAGGGGATTAAAAATGTTATTGGGGGGCCGGGCCTTATTGCCGTATTAGGGATTATTGGAAAAGTTATTTTTAATACGGTTTCCTATATGGCCAAAGCTTTGCCTGCATTAGTAGGCCTTACCACTCAAACTCAAAAAAGAGCCACTCTTGAAAAATTTATTAGTGATTCCTTGCAAAGGGATGCCGGGCTAGCAAAACTAGTGGCTCAAGCTGAAGGAAACGCGGCAACGCAAGCAGGAATTTTCTTACAGCACGCGGAAAAAGCTGCTCTTGCATTAGATGCGCAAGAGGCCTCTGTCGCCCATATTGCTCACATGATGAGTGTCGCCAATCCCGGTGCGTTTGCCTTGGTGACGGGGGGAGGCAAGGGTAAAGGTGCACGCGGGGCCTCAGGCTTTATTCCGGGTATGGCGGGAGAAGTTAATGACATTAAAAAGGGAGTGGGAGGAGTAAGCCCTTCTTCTAAGCCGGTAACTATTCCTAATTTTTCTTTTGGGGGAGGGGTGCGTGGTACCATGATTGCCAATAGCGGCGAATACATAGTTCCTAATTATAGTAACGGTGGTTCGGCAATTTTTAATCCCAACATGGTGGCTCAGTATGGAATGCCCAAGGGGGGCAAACCTGTCAGGGGAGCTCAGGGATATGTACCTAATTTTGCAGGTGATATTAATAAAGCCCTAACTAAATTAGACACCATGAAGCCGGGGTCGACTACCTATAATAGTTATACTGCAGGGTTAGCCGACAAAGGGCTATTAGCTCGAACGGCTTTGGTAAATGGACCGGCAGCGATTCGTCAAAACCTTCAACGAAAAGCAACAACAGAAAAAAAGAAGCTTGGTAATACTTATACCTCAAGTAGCATGGCTATGCTATTCCCTCCCGGAGCAGTAGGAGGGGGCGCACCTTTTTATCAGCATAATTATGAAAACTTAAGAGGCAAAGGCCCTACATCCGTAAGATTTCCTGCATACACTTATGCTAAAAAACCCAAAGGAGGGGCGGATGATATTGTTCCCATTGAAGCCAACATCAGAGATGCTATTTTTGAAGAAACTCTTAAATACGCTCAAAGCGTAAGGCCTCCGGCTGGGGACGTTAACAAACCTACCGTCATACGAAACTTAGAGAGCGCCCAAGGGGGTAAAGGTGCAGTAAGCGCAGCTGCAGGTGCAGCATTTGAAGTGGGAGTGCAAACTGCCTTAGGGTTATCAACCGCAGCAGCTGAACACGGTAAGAAAAATTTAGATATTCCAGTCGGAAGCGCTTCAATAAAGAGCGGAGGAGAATTAAGAGAGCTGTTCAACCAACCGGGACCAATGATGAGCAGTGTAAAAGGAGGGGATTTTAAGATTTCTCCTTCACGTGGTAATGTCAAAAGTATGGCGGGGAAAATTGTAGATCTTGACGCGGCATTTACCGGATGGATGGCCAAGCGAGGAGCTCATGGTTATGTGCCTAATTTTGCAGCTTTAGGGGATGCCGTAGAGAGAGAGGCGGCGGCAGGAGTCCCCTTGTCTAGGATTAGGGTTAATCGTTCTTCTAAATTAAGTGGTCCCAATAATCCAGTGGGCTTAGCTGTTACGAACACGCGAGACGAACCCAAAGGTTTAAGAGATGTAATGGGGGCGTCGAGGGGCTATGTCCCTAATTATGCTTTAGATCTAGCGGGGCTTACGCGTGGCGTAGGCGATCCCACTAAAGGAATAGGGCCAAGCACCAAGACAGTTGCGCTATTGGATAGCACTATTACAAAACTTACCCAAGAGTATCAGAAGAAAATTATGGACATGGTTGGAATGGGGTTGAGCGACGATCAATTAGAAATAGCCATAAAACAACTTACGCTTGAAACCAAAGAGTCAGCACAAAAATTAAACCTAACTCAAGCAGCTCAAGACCGATTAAACGGAGCAATAGCACAAGAAACCAGAGAATTAAACGCCAGCGCGCCTATGGGAGGAACTATGCAACAAGGTGGAATGATGGGAGGAAAAGGAATGATGGCAGGTATGGCGCTCTCCTTTGCCGCTCCTATGGCCGCTGGAGCTCTAGAGCAAGCAAGCGGTGGCCCAACAGCCGCTTCTTCAGCTTTAACTGGTGCAGGTACAGGGGCCGCTTTAGGCATGATGATTCCGGGGCCATGGGGTGTAGCTATTGGTGCAGCCATTGGAGGTATTGGCGGATTTGCTAAAGAGGCTTTAAAGGTAGGAAAAGAGTTGAGCGTACTTTCTAGCGAGCTTCAAGAATTTGAACGCACCACAACGGAAACAAATTCCGCAGGGGAAGCTTACGTACAGGCTCAAAAAGATATTCTCACCGCGGGTACTCAAGAAGAGCTTGAGGATGCGCAAAAGAGGTTAGCCGCAAATTTTGAAAAAATCAAAGGCACCAAACTAGAAGAGGACTTTAAGAAAGCAGGGACTAATGTTAATGGATTAACAGATGCTTTAGATTCCTTCGTGGACGCAGCTGCAGAAGAAAGAATGGGACGTCGCGCTACTATTTCGGCGAGTAGATTTGATTTGATGGATACGGGCACCAGAACAGCCTACTATGGCAATCAAGGTGGAATGAGCGAGTTTCAGGAATCATTTCAATTTGCAGGTGTCAAAACTCGAGCAGAGTTTATAGATAAATTTGGGGACCTCTTTTCAAAAATGAACCTTACGGGTGACGAAGGAAAAGCTTTAGAAGATGCAGCCAAGAAAACTGATATGGGATGGACTGAGAGTACCCGAAAAGAGGATGCTCGAACAGGTATTAGAAAGATACTAAAAGATAAAGGTGCTTTTGAAGGCATGTCGACCGACGATATTGATTCCTTTTTAACTGTTAATGTCTTGAAGGTTATGGCGCAGTTTACAAAAGTCCAAAAGATGATGGAGGATACTGCGGGCAAAGAGTTGACTGCAAAAGAGGCCCAACTAGCAATTGAAAAACAGCTTGTAGGCAATTTTATTGAAGTTAATAAAGTGGTGGAACAAGCGGCCGCAACAGCCAAGGACGCCCCCTTGAATAAGTTTAAAGAAGCGTTCACTAAATTAAATAATGCTTTTTCGTCTATTGGGGCGGATATTTTGACTGTTACGGGAGATATGGTAGGGGCAGCAAAATTCAGAGCTCAAACAGGCAATCGCGGAAGGACTCTGGGGAATATGCAAAAGCGTTCAGGGTTTGGGGTAGAGTCGGCGCAAAAAATTGCTGGCCTTTTTAACGGAGTTATAACTAATTCGCAGAATACAATAGACGAATTGGGGATCGTAACAGATGCATTCATAAACGATCCTCGTGAGGGTTTAAAAGCGCTACAAAAGGCAATGGACCCTAATCAAGGAAATTTTAGAGTTATTAGAGATGAGCAAGGCAACATAGCAAGAGATGAGGAAGGGAAAGCTGTCAGTGCAGTTATGGATCCAGCTGCGTTTATTAAAATGCAAGTTGCCGCTAAACAATTCCAAACAGCCTTTGATAAGCAGGAAAAAAATATAGAAGCAGAAACGCTCGTAGCAGCCACCCAAAATCAAATCGCCATCAAAAAAGCAGAAATTGCTGAGATGGAAAAACAGATGTCTCGCGATGAAAAATACAACCAAACAGTTCGTTCTCAACAATTATCTAAAGAAGAGATTATCAGCAAAACTCGTTTAGCGGAGCTTGAGCTTCGAAGGCGGGATCCAGCTCGAACGCGTGGACTGACTACAGGCCAAAGCTTACTAAGCAATCAAGGGCTCGACAGAGAAAGGCTAAAAGAGGAGAAGGCTATGATGGATAAGCGCTTAGCTGCAGAAAACGTTGCTTTGCAAGCGCAATTCAATATTCAAGAAGCGGTTATTAAAGCTAATTATGAATTGGTTGGTGCAGATGCTGAGTTGCAAAGAGCCATAGAAGAGTTAACCAAGGAAATGATAGCTGGTCAGTTCGGGGATTTTGACCCAACTGGCACGGCCGTAAATTACCTTAAGGATAGAGAAAACGAGGTGCAAAATAGTCCCGCTAGAAAACTTTTGGAGAAAAATTTGGCGGAGCGCGGTGAAGCGGCAGCAACTATGGTCAAATATACCGATCGTGAGACCGGCCAACAGTTGCAAGCTACTACCGCATATATGGCGCGCAAACAATTAAGCGAAGCAACGCGTGATCAGTTTGGTACCTATGAGGAATATCTAGCACGCAAGAAAAGCGAGCATGCGGAGAAGCGAGATGACTGGGTAAGAGGGAAAATGGACATTGGTGCTGGGGCGGCCCTTGGAAAAGGTACGGGAGATCATACTACATCAAAGGAATTTATAGATGCCAAAAACCTTTTAAAGCTGAAAATTGATGGTTCCAAAGAATTAAACACTTTAGAAAAACAAAGGTTGACGGAAGCCCTTGAGGGCAACCAAAAGCTGGATCGGCAAATTGAAGCTCGCTCAAAAGATTTTTATGGCGGCTTTCAGGACGGCTTCAATGACATTTATAGAGATACAGACAAAATTTATAACCGTTTAGGGAAAGAATTACCCACCGTATTCAGGGACGGAATGGTTAACGCTCTTGAACAATCCTTAGATAAAGCCGAAACATTTGGCGATGCTATGCGAGGTGTAGCTATAGATTTCCTTAAGACGATCCGCAGAGCGGCGCTTACACATTCTATGAACAATTTTACTAGTCTTATTGGGATGGGCGCAAGCAAAGGTTTCAGGGAGTCAGGTCAACAAGGCTTTCAAGGTGGAGGTGGAGCGTTCGTTCCGGGAAGTGGTACGGGAGATCGGGTTCCTGCAATGTTAGAGCCGGGTGAGTACGTAATGAACCGTAAAGCCGTAGGCGCAATGGGTCGTAGGAATTTAGATAAAATTAATTTTGGCGCAGCGCCGCGCTTCTCAAATGGTGGAACGATGATGCTTAACGAGCCGGTTACAAGCTCAAGAATGAGCGGCTTTTTCTTAGCTTCTGATAACCCAGAATTAATGGAGGCTCGAAATAAAGCGAGAGAGGCTTACGAAAAGAAACAAGCAAAGAGAGCAAAAAAGGATCAGCTCAAAAATATGTTCTTAAGTTCAATGTTAAGCGCCGGCATTAGCAAGGGGTTAGGGGCAGCTTCAAATGCTTTTAAAAACAGAGGTGCTACGTCAAGCCTCACGGGTGCTACAGCTTCGCGTCAAGGCATGAAAAATTTCAGAAATATGGGAGGCTCTAGATCCGGGGCTATGGGCTTTTTAGAGTCTGGAGTTGATATAAATGACTCCGGAATTCCCAATATGCAACGAGGGGGCTCTTTGTCAAGAGGCTTCTCAAATCGCGACAGTGTCCCAGCATACATGGCGGGAGGCGAGTTTGTCATGAATAATCGTGCCGTTCGTAAGTATGGCCTTGGCTTTATGGGAAGACTTAATGGAGGCTTAATCCCTAGGATGCAAGCAGGGGGCCCTGTAGCAGGTGGGGCGGCAGCCGCTCCGTTAAATACCCAAAGCGCAGCCAACACTAATAATATTTCTATTAACGTCAGCGTTGGAGGTGGAGGCGCAAGTGGAGGGGGTCAGGGAGGCTCTCAATCGACAGGTAACAAGAATGCAGATCAGCAATCTAATGAGGACAAGGCAACTCAAGGAAAAGAATTAAGCGAAAAAATTCGATCCGCTGTTGTTGATGTTATCGCTCAAGAACAAAGGCTTGGGGGCTCATTAAGTAAAAGCGCAAGGCAAGGATAATGGCCAACAACGCATCACCAAGTTATGAACAAATATTCTATATGGGAGGCACTGGCTTCTCTGGTATTCGTAATCTAAGTGCGGGTTATAGTGTTGGTCAAAAACAAGTTCGTGTTCTTGGTGCAGGTTTTATTCAAGAAGTTATAGCAGAACCCCTTCAAGGGGAGTTTTCGATGACTCGTGATATGCTATACCAAGATCCTGTTTTAAGGATGACTGGCGACGCCTCGGTTTCGGGCACTTTATTACACGCTGTAGAAATGGACGGCGCGGAAAAAGTATATGGATTTAATACTGGTTATTTAACTAGTTATACAGTTAGTTGCGATGTTCAAGATGTTCCTACAATTGAATCAAGTTTTGCGGTTTTTGGTCAGATGGGGAGCGGGGTTCGTGAAGGAGAGTTAGATTATTCCGGCACAGCTCCCCTTCAGAATTTAGGGGTAGTTAATCATGAGTCTGTTTTCTTAACTTTTAATGGGTCAGGAACTAATCGAGCAGTTTCTTGCTCGCAGACTTACAACATTAACCGTATTCCAATTTATACATTGGATCAAAAAACAAGCGAAACTTATTATGCACCAGCAGAGGTTTTAACTGAATACCCTATTGAAATAAGCACAAGCTTAACAATAGAAATGGATGACTATAATACTGCGAATATGATAGATAATATACGTAGTGGAAATTATCAGACAATTCAAGTGGAGATAATTGTAGGGGACAAAGCAGAACATCTAGACGGCAATACAGTTATTCCGGCAGGAACGGGCAATTTATGTTTAAATGATAATTCAGGCAATTGTTTAGGTGATGATGGGGATGGCATAACAAGATACAAATTTTTAAGCACCACGGGACATTTAGTTTCAGAAAGTATAGAGTCCAGCGTTGACGGTGTTTTAAGTGTAAATTTAGAATTTAAAGATTATTACAATAAGGATTAAAAATGGGCAAAATACTAGAATATAGCAATTATGGTTCCTACCCAAGAGAAGATGATTTAATTTTCTTCTGTGATTACAACGATGATAACGCTAACCCCACAACAAAAAAGTTGTTGATTAGCGATCTAAACAAGAAATTACAAATATGGGCCGCCACGGGAGCCGGGCTAAAGCTTACTGACGATGGGGGCAACTATGGTGTGTTTATCAAAGATGGGGGCAATGTGGGAGTGGGTAATGCTGATCCCACCTATCGTTTAGATGTCCAATATTCGGGCACTACCACTTTTAGGATACGATCTGGTAATACTAATGATGCTATCATACGGTTAGACCAGCAAGATGGGTCAGGTGGTACCACTAATCAAGCTACTGTGGGATACGACCATTCATCCTCTTTACTTAAATTGGGCAACCATAGCGCTTTTGGCACTACAAATCATTTAGTAATAAATACTAATGGAAACGTGGGCATTGGGCATACCACCCCAAATTACCCATTAGATGTTAGCGGAAAGCTCGCGTCAACTGGCTCTTACCCTGTTGTGTTAGACGGCGGAACAGGAGAAATAACAAGTACAAATTCTTCGCTGAATGTAAATAAAACTGCCGGTCAAAATGTTACCTTCATGTATTACGATACGGATGGCTCAACTGTTAATCCGGCACTCTCCATTAAAGCCAGCAATAAGCGTACTATGGTTGGTAACGATACTACTCCTGATTCAAAATTACATATCAAAGAAGCTGATGAAGCAACAAACCCGGTAATTAAAATAGAAAATACTACGACTAGTGGGCATACTGCAATTGAGTTAACTCGTAACGGTGTAGATGAATTTATTACGTGGAACGGCTCTGTTTTGGCTATTGCTAACACTAATATCGCAGCGAGTTCTGCCACTGCTAATTTTCAAACCGGCAAAATTGGACTTGGTACTACGACCTTTACTAGAAAGCTTAATGTAACAGATAGTAATAATATCGGTGCGCAATTTGTTTCCAGCAGCACGGCCGGCTCTCGAATTATATTAGAAACTGGACCAAGTGATGCTGCAGCTACTTACTCGAGCCTTGTGGGTTTCCCCCTTTACATATCTTCTGTTAAAAAGGTAGGATGGATGTCGGGTGCACTTAGGCTAAGCGACGTCAATTATTTTGGCATTCATTATAGTGACACTACTTTTGGTTTGGATAGCACTATGGCCTTTAATGGCACTTTAGCTAATAATTTATTTTATATTGATACAACCGGGAACGTTACCATTAAAGGAAATGCAGCGGCCGATGCTTTCTATGATAAAGGAGGTACTACCGTTGGTAATTACTGTAGAGGAAGGTTTCTGCAAACTTTTGCTGTGGGTATGAGAGCAGATAATCAGGGGTCCGTTTTCCCCGCCTTGAATACTATCATGAATTTGAATACTGATGGGTCTACGCATGATGGTACAGCAGGTTATAATGACGGAGCTAAAACGCCCGATGCAAGATATATGTCGCGTGCGCCTTTTGCGGGAAAATTACAAAGAATAGATTTAACTACTTATTTTCCAAGTGCAGATGTGGACAGCGCTACCATCACTCCTACTTTTATGTTTTACTCCGGTTCTTCGTTACCAAGTGCTGGTGGGGATTCGGGAATGGGAACAACCAATAGCGCATATGTTTCGTTAGGAACTTTAGCTGATGACACGAGCCACACTTTAGGCTTTAACAGTTTTACTGACGCAGCTGGAGTTTTAGAGTTTAGTGCGGGTGATTATTTAGCGGTAGCGATAGATGTAAATACTACATCCGGTTTTTTCTATGCTAATTTAGCATTAACCATGGAATTTTTAATTACTGATTAGTGGCAACAAAGTTTATAAAATACGAAAAAGCTTTACTCAAGATCGCAGATACAAATATTTTTGCTGAATCTGCGGAGTTGGGGGTGGAGGCTTCTTTACAGCCGGTAACAAATATTACCGGATCTGTTATTCGCTACGCTCCTACAACGCCGGTCAAGGGCACTTTATCTTTTACTCATTATTGCACTGGAAGTTTTCATGACTTTTTGAATCCATTAAGTGCGGTTGAGCACACTGGTGAGCCCTTGGAGGGAAGTTTGGCTGGGATGACTTTTTCCAGCGGGTACGTAAAAAGTTTAAGTTTTTCAGTAGCTCCTTTTGCTCCTATTTTATTTCAGTCAGAAATGGACATATATGGAGAACTAGCAGCTATAGATAATGAAGGGGAGGCAGATAATGACCTTAGGAATGAATCAATTTTAGGTCACAGTTTGCGCTCCTATATGGCGGGAACTGATTTAGGCATAAATAAAAAAGTTTCATTTGACTATTCAGTTTCTTGCGAGAGAAGCCCGGTAGTTACGGTGGGCAATGAGTTGCCATCTCGTGTTGCCAAGGAAAATGTCCGCATTAATTTAGGGATTGCAGGCGAAGATGTGGGCGGCACAATGGGGATTACAGGTAATTATGCAGCACTAAATATTAATATTTTCAGTACTTACGGTGATTCTGCTATTGCTACTTTTGGTTGTACGGGACAAGTGTTTAGTCAAAACTTAGCCGTAACTGAAGGTGGCTATGTTGACGGCAGCATCGCTGTTTCACAAGAATATATGACAGGAAGGCAACTTTATTAATGGCTACTCAAGATTATGTATTAGGTTCGGGGGTTACTAATATAGCAGGAGTACCTTCCTTTGAAATTGGAAATACCTATTCCCAGTATGATATTGTATTTTTTAGTGGTTATACTGTACCCGGAACACCTCCTGTTCCCACTACTGCCGAAAGCCTTGGTAGCTCAACCGGACACTATTATTACAGCGGAACCACGGCAGCAGCGTCTACAGCGGCTAATTCTCCAACAGGCGTGGGAAACACAGACCCTAATGACAACAGCACGCCTAGCCCATGGACTCAGACTTTGTTTTTTGAACCTTCTTATGGTTCATCGGTAACTTTTGAAAATCAAAGCTATGATATTGCCTTCGGAGATGGCTATTATAATGTATTAAGCAAGAGCGAAAACTCCTTAAAAACCAATTTTAATTTAACATTCAACAAAAGATCCGATAAGGAAACACGTGCGCTCGTTCATCTGTTTGAAGACTCCTTTAATAAAGGGGAGAAACCAAGTGGAGCTTACACGGGCATTTACTATACGCCTTTTGCGCCATATAACCAAGAACATGAATTTTATATCGAGAAAATTGATCGATCCTATGATTACCCTAATGTAAATACGACCTCCACTCAGTTAAAAAGGGAAGATCAATCCACTATGGATTGGCAAGGGTATTATATTCCATTTTTTCAAACCACCGGTTTTTGGGAAGTGGGGGCTACCTACAGTCAACATGATATTGCTTATTTAAGCGGGGATTACAGCCCACATGTGTCAGGGTGGTATTATTATACTGGAGACAATGAAACTACAGCTACTGATGATAATGGCCCTAATGGGGCAAGTGATACCACCGAATGGACGAACAAGAGATTTTATTTTGATTTAAATAATGGGATGTCAGTCAATCAAGCTCCTCGGTTCTTAAAGCAACCCATGCAGAGTGATTATTACATAAGGACTAAAGATGGGATAAATAAAAGCTTATTAAATTTAGAATTTGGGTTAGAGGGTAGAACAGATAAAGAAGCTAAAGCAATAGTTCATTTTTTAGAGACTCACAAAGGCACTAAACAATTTGAATTTACCCCTCCGGCCCCTTACG